TTTAAATGTATCATGAATGTCTTCTACAACACCCATAAACCAGGTAAACTGTCCTCCAATAAACTGATCGTCTAATCTATTCATTAATCTCTATCCAAGTCAATTACGCTCGAGTCTTTCTGAACGCCAATATCTAATACGTACTTATCGTCCATAAATGTGTGAGCAATTTCAGTAACTAAGTATCTTCCTGATTGCAACTTATCAATCATGTTTTCGCGAGAATCATTTTCTTCTAATATCGCAGCATCGGATGATTTGTATATTTCAAGCTCGATTACTGCACCGACTGAAATATCAAAGTCGCCAGCAATTACCAAATCTTGTCCCATGTAACCTAGGTTGATATGATATGCTTGTTTTTGTGCTAACGAATCTGCAATAGGCTTATGATAATTATCACCACGTGTATTATACGCATATTTGTTAAGCGAGACGTGATGTATCTTACTATCAGCAAATTCAGTTAATTCTTGATCGTTAAAACTTATGCTTTTAGCAAATGGCTTATTAGCATTCATCTTTTGCATTTTGTTATCGGTGTATTCAAATCGTGTATTAGTATAAGTCTTCGTAGATATGTCGAGTGCTTTTACTGACGAAGCATAACCACCATCGTTAATTGCAAAGTATTTACCCATATCAAATTCGGAAGATATTTTTATTATTTTGCTTAATGCAGCCTGGAAGTTTTCTTCAGTACCTGGAACTTCTTCGAAAAAAGGTTTCTGAATAAACTTACGATAGGTATCTGCCAAATATAAAGACTCTTGCGAATCGAATATCAATCCGTCTTTTAATGTCTCATAGAAGTAAAATGGAGTAGAGTTATCTGTGCTATTTCGTGTTAGCCATACAATAGCATCAATAGGTTTCATATGAGGGAAGATTCCTTTTAGAATTCCCTTTGTATCAGTATTGATTTTATGCGGAGTAACATCTAAGTCTTTTTGACATATGTTATTAACTAATGAACCCATACCACCTTTAAAGGCACGGTTTAATCTTTTAAAAGTATTGTAGTATGCATGTTTACTTACACACACCAACTTATAAACTTGCACTCCTGGACGTGGCTTAGAGAAGTCTTGGATATTAGCTATATAACATTCTATCTCATACTTCTTTTTAACTTCACCGGGTTCAGTTCGTTGAATAACAATATTTACTTTTTCATTACCAGATAATCTAGCTCTTTCAAAAAAGTTAATTCCATCAGCAATAGTGATTTCGGTTTCTAATGATGCCTTAAACAAACTCTCATTAACTACAATTTCGCCAACAAGACCTGTAACATCATAGGTCTTAGACGCTTCACCTTCGGCCGGGTTGGCATAAATCTTAACGTAAGTTAATTCATATGTTTCTGGCGTCATTGCTTCGCCAGCCGGATTTACTTTACCAGCTATCTTAGCCATTAATAATTGCCTCAAATTCTTCAGCAAATTGCTCAATGTATTTAGGGTCTAATACTCTAATTTGTGAACGAGAATCATTACGTTCAATGATAAGTTGTCGGTTTGAAACATAACCACATGTATGACGAGGTTCACCACTTGGAATAACTGTATTGATAGTTACCGGAGTCTTGTTAGAATCGGTTAATAAATGCCAGTACGCAGGAGCTTCTGCATAATCCCACACTTTGTATGTGGCTACAACATCACCCGACGTTGCTCCTTGTACGAATTCGGTAAGCTGAGTGTCTGGATCACCTTTAAATGAGCCGCCTGTAATATCCCGTATTACCATTTGACTTAGATCAGCATCCTTACGAACTAGTGTACCTGCAGCAGAAGTTGTTGAGGCATTAATAGTCTCACCAATATTAAATCGACCGGATAATGAGTCTCGGAAATCTGACACGAGACCATCGCCAGTCAATTCGATTGTTGGATTAGTTTCAATTACTGCACCAGTATAATTCTCTACTAGATATTCTTCAAGATCTTCTTGTGACATTGGCCATGAGGCAATTCCGTCATGTAAGAAATCGTTGATAATAAAGAATGTCCAATAGTAACGTGATGTACCATAAAGTTTATACGATACTACATCAGGACGATCACCGTTTGCTATTTGATATTTTTTGTATAACGATGGATTATCAATGAAGTTACCTTGAGGTCGCACACTTCTAAATATGTCAGCTACACGTTGGTAACTACCATTGCCTGTAAAATCATAATTGACTTTAGGGAATTGTGAAAAGAATGACATATTAGCTCACCTTTGAATTTGTTTTAGGATTATCTTCTCTGTAATATATCTCAGAATCAGATGCGGTATCATCAAGATCAAATAGATCACCTCGAGTAAGAGCTTTTGTTTCTTGGAATGCCAAGTTAAGATCAACTTCGACAGGAGAACCATCTTTATGGAATGAGTTGCTACTCGAATTATATGTAGCTGTTACTGACATAAGATAACATGGCAGAATTTTAGGCATGAATTTGTTTACTTCCTTGCCATTATAAAATGTAATCTGGAATTGTGGTGGATACTTAATAGCAATCTTACCAGCTAGTTCAGGATACATGTACTTTCTAAATAATTGTTCTATTTTTCTGGCTACATTGGCTTCATCAGAAGATTGTGATACCATTTTAAATGAGAAGTTAAAGCTACGAACTTGAGTACCACCAAATGCAAGGTTAGTATTAGGGTTGACCGCAACGCCCTTGCCAATAGCTTGAGCTTGACTAAGTTCCCCAAATATGCCACCAAAGTTTGATCCAATCTTAGTAGCTTGTGCAGTACTGTCAGCTTCAGTAACATCGCCCTCGCCAGTTCCACCTACAACTCCAAGGTCTACGGTGTTATATGATGCAGCATCGGGAATAGAGAATCCAGATGGAACGTACAGGTGAATGCGATCAAACTGTTGGTTCGATTGGTCTGATAGTGTAAATCCTACGTGAGGAAATGAACCATTAGCTTTTTCTCGTAGTCCCAATGGGTATGTAATGATTGCCATTATTAATGTGCCTATAAATAGTATAAATTAAACATTCTATAGAAGTATTTATATGGCTTACTCTGGTAAATTTACCCCAAAGCGAAAAGAAAAATATTGTGGGGACTATACCAAAATCAAATACCGGTCTTTATGGGAACGTAATGCATTTCGTTGGTTAGATGCAAATCCTAACGTTGTTCGTTGGAGTTCTGAAGAGGTTATAATTCAATACAAATGGCAGGTGGACAAAAGAGTTCATCGTTATTATGTTGACTTATATATCGAATGGAATAATGGTGACACTGTCATAGTTGAGATTAAACCCAAAAAAGAAACTATGCCACCGAAACAACCTAAACGCAAAACTAAACGGTATATTGATGAAGTAACTACATACATTAAGAACACCGATAAATGGAATGCCGCAATACGTTACGCCGAAGCTCGAGGCTGGAGATTCGAAATATGGCATGAAGATATTTTAAAAAACAAAGGCATTAAACTGCTGAAAGGATAGTATAAATAACTGTATGGCTGATTCTTTATTCGACAAATTACAAGCGCAAGCATTTAGAGCTGGGATTACTCCTCGTACTAAAGAAGCGCAAAACTGGTTCCGCAAGAAGGTAAAAGATCTTGGGGATGTAAATGCACGTGCGTTATTGAAAGATACCGCATTAGATAAATCAAGTAACAGCGTAGCTGGTAATATGTACATGTACTTTTATGATCCAAAACATAAAGCTACATTACCATACTATGATAGATTTCCATTGGTTATTGTTCTTGAACCTGCTAAAGGCGGATTCTACGGATTAAACTTACACTACCTTTCTCCAGTAGTACGAGCAAGGTTTCTTGATGCACTAATGTCAACTGCTCCTAAGAACATCAACGATAGCTCAAAGCTGAAATTAAGATATGACCTGTTAAAAAGTGCACAAAAGTTTAAAGAGTTTCAACCGTGTTTCAAACATTATTTAACATCACAAGTTAAGTCTACGATGGTACGTGTACCCATGACCGAATGGGATATTGCAATATTCCTACCGACAGAACAATTTAAGAAAGTTAAGGCCGAGACTGTTTGGCGTTACTCTCGCAAACAGTATTCAGGAGGATAACAATGTCCATTGATAGTTTAAAATCAGTAATTACTAAGAAGGGTGGATTAGCTCCAACTAACCGCTTTAATGTATTCTTTACGCCACCGGCTATAGGTACATTATTACAAAATCCCAATAAAGAAAACTTAGTTGGCGCGCTGGCAGGTCAAGCAGAAGGTGCATTGAGTAGTGCACTATCTGGAAACTTTGATCCTCGTAACCTTGTACCAGATCCTAGAGATATTTCGATCTTATGCGAATCGGTAACCCTACCAGGTAGATCTATAAGCACTATTGATTATCAAGGATCTGAACAAGGCATTAAGATTCCATATACATATATTGATAGTGACGTTGAAATGACGTTTCTACTCACGAATGATTACTATATGAGAAAGATGTTTGATCAATGGATCTCAAGTATTTTTGATGCAGATCTATATCGTGCAGGTTATAAAAAAGACTATGCGGTTGATGTAGTAATACAACAACTCAACCAAAAGAATATTCCGGTTTACGGAGTTAAATTAGAAAATGCTTATCCGATTGCAATGAATGCAATCAACTTGGATAACACTGCTGAAAACGGTGTCCAAAAAGTAAGTGTGACTTTTGCTTATGACAAATATGTTCCGGAAGGACCATTATCATCCACAGGTTCAGCTATTAGTGCTGCTTCAGGTGGATTAATTAATTTTTGATTTAATATTATTAGGAGAATATTATGGCATTACCATTAGTAAATAGTTCTCGTTATACGACGACTATCCCATCGACTGGTGTTGAAGTAGATTATAGACCATATTTGGTCAAAGAAGAAAAAATCCTTATGATTGCATTAGAGTCTAAAGACAATATTGCGATCACAAAAGCAGTAAAGGATGTTATCAAGGCTTGTGTTCTAGACGATATTAATATTGAGAAGTTAGCAATGTTCGACCTAGAATATTTATTCCTCAAGCTACGTGCTAAGTCAGTAGGTGAGGTAGCTGATATTAAATTGAAGTGTGTTGAATGTAACCATGCAAATGATATATCGGTTAACCTTGATGAGCTTGAAGTAAAAGGAATCGGAGAACAGAGTAACGTTATTAACATCACAGATAGCGTAGGTATTACTATGCGGTATCCTTCTGTTGCTGATCTCAATGGTATTAGCGAAGCCGATACCAAGAAAATTGATGGTGTAATGAAATTAATTTTAGCATGTATGGAAAACATCTTTGATGATAATAACGTATATGCATGCAAAGACGAAACTACTAAGAACCTTGAAAACTTCTTAGATAGTTTAAACAGTGCACAGTTCCAAGAGGTTGCAAAATTCTTACAAGAAATTCCTGCTATCTCAGAGACAATTGAATTTGTATGTGCAAGTTGTAAGCATGAAAATGAACTTGAGCTGAAAGGCCTTCAAAGTTTTTTTTCATAGGCCTCTCTCACGAAAGTCTAGTCAATCATTTTAAGACTAATTTCGCGATGATGCAGCATCATAATTACAGCTTACATGAGTTGGATAACATGGTGCCGTGGGAACGGGAAATATATGTTGCTCTTCTTCAGAATCATATTAAAGAAGAGAACGAAAGACTTAAAAAAGAAGAAGCTAGACGAAAAATGAGGTAACTTATGTCTGAAGAAATTAAGAAAGAAGAAATATTCCATCCAGCAGATACTAATGGGGATGGGCATGTAAGTGCAGAAGAAGAGCGTATGTTCCTTGAGTTTAAACGTAAAGAACTCGAAGATGCTGATGCTATGCGTGATGCACAACGTAATATGACCTGGTTTGCATTGTTTGGTTTATTGTTGTATCCATTTGCAGTCGTTGCGGCTGCAATGATCGGATTAGACCAAGCGCAAGCTACATTAGGTAGTATGGCACCAACTTATTTTATTGCTGTTGCTGGTATTGTAGCCGCATTCTTTGGCGCTCAAGCATTCACTACGAAAAAATAGGATTTAAGTCATGGCAGCAAGAGATGAATCAGGCAAATTTATAAACCAGCAAACTAAAAGTTTAAAAGACATTGCTGCGAATATTAAAGACGAAAATACTGCGAATAAAACTCAGCAGCAACTTCTTATTGCCGGAAATAAGATCAATGAACTTAAACTTAAATCTGAAGATCTTACTACTCAAAAATTAGAAGCTACGTTAGAAGCTGTTGCTGATCGTCTCTCTAATCCAAGGACCACTGAAAAACAGATGGCTACGGCATTAGAGAATCTTGATGCACTTGTATCAGAATCAAATGAACTAGAAGCATCTCGAGCTATGGCTGCTGATACTGCTGCAGCTGGTTCAGTACAAAGCCTTGTACAACTATCCGATAGTATCAAGAGCCAAAACTCTATACTCTCTAACCAGCTTGATATGAATAAGTTGGGCGATCAATTAGATCGTTTGAATACTGGTACTAATCGATTATACGATAACGAAGAAGCTCGGATGCAAATCCAAGAGGAATTCAATCTAGGCCAACAAGCTTTATTAAGTGCTATTGAAGAAAGTGATGGCCAAGCAATTGATATTGCCATGAAACAATTAGAAGCAGTACAAGACGCTGCGTCAAATGAAGAAGCTCGTCGTGAATCTGCTAAAGCTTTAGAAGAACAACAATCATCTTTAAATCGTATCGGTGATAGTATTGTTGGTCTTGGTGGTAAGTTTGACGGTTTTGCTTCTGGAGTAAAAGGTACTGGCGGATTCTTGGCAGGACTGACAGGTTTGGCACTGGCTATATTCTCTCCTGAGACACTTCAGAAGTTTATGAATAGTGCTATCGAAGGTGTTACTAATGTTATTAATGGTATTGTCAGCATATTCAAAGGAGATACTGAAAAGGGTTTAACTCTTCTTGGTGATAACTTAGGTACTGTTGCTGCTATTATCGGTGGTCTTGCATTACAGTTTGGTGGTTCAATTATTACTAAGCTCGGCAACCTGGTCAAAATGGTCAAAACCATGATGACGGCAGTTAAAGTATTCCAAGCATTTATGATGACGGAGTTTATTCCTAACTTGAAATCATTCTTTAGTGGAATGATGAAACGTTTAGGGTTTACTAAGTTGCTTGGTATTATAACTGCTGCGGCTACGGCCTTTGGCACATTCATGACAGCCACTGCACTTCCTGCAATTGGTGCATTCTTTAGTGGAATGATAGCGTCTATTAGTGCAGCTTTGATTCCGCTGTTACCAATCATTGCAATTGGTGCTGGTATTGCATTACTGGTTGGTGCATTGTATCTAGGACTTAAAGCAATCCAAGAGAGTTTAGGGTTTGGATCAATCTTTGACGTATTACAGCTTGGTGTTGCACACCTTAAAGATGCGTTTGCGCATGTAGTTAACTTTATTGGTTCAATTGCTAACTTCATCATGGGTATGGTTGAGAAATTTGGTAAGTTCTTAGGGTTTGAAATAGACCTTCCGGAAATTCCTAAAATGGATACGGATAGTGCAGCCAAAACAAAAAATGAACTTCAACTTAAGGCTGAACTAGAAGCTGAGAAGAAAAAGAAAGAAGCTAAAACCCCTGATATTGTCGCTGACGCTGACTACATAGATATTATGGGAACATCATCTGAGAACGAAGCGATGATGCAAGAAATGGGCTTTGGTTCAGAAACAAAAGCTGCACCTCAACTTAATCAGCTCAATCAAGGTGATACTATTAACAAGTCTACTACCGTCATTAAAGCAACACGACGTGGACGTAGAGGATACGATCTTAATACTGCAGTTGCTTGGTAATAAAAAAAGGGGAGCTTTCGCTCCCCTTCTAAGTCTTTCAATAATACGTTAACCTTCTTTTGCTAACTTCGCAAAATAACTCATTGTATCATCTTCAGATGAAGTGTCGAACGGTGCAGTATCTTCCGCAACTTCAGGAGTACTAGCAACTGCAGCATGTACCATCTGAGGAGCAACAGCTTCCTCGTAGACAGGAGCAGCAGCTTCAATACCAGCACTCACACCCAAAACTTTATTCAACTTAGCTTGAAGTTCAGCATAAGTCTTATAGTTTTTAGGATCAAGGAAGTCTTGCAAAGAATGCAGTTGACTATAGACCTTTTCCAAACGTTCTTCATCACCTTCAAACAATGAAGCTTGACCAGCAAACTCTGATTTATCGTAGTTTACCCAACCTTCGACTTGACGGATTTTGATTTTAAAATCAGCACCTTCCCAGAAGTCATAAGGGTTGATCGGATCTTCGTCAGCAAACTGTGGTTGCATAACATCCATGATTTTGTCAAAGATCTTACGACCAAACTTATAAAGGAATACTTTACCTTCATTTTCTGGATTAGCAGGATCACTCACAACAAGGATATTACTTGCATAATGCAGACGACGTTTACGATCACGAGCAGTTGCTTTATCTTCATCACGACCACTGTTCCATAATGCTGAATTCATTTCAGACACTGGATCAGGTTGACCAATAGAAGTCAAAGAGTTTTCGATATACCAAAGACCGGTTTGGCCTTTAAATCCGTGATCCCAATATTTTACCCAAGGAAGATCTTCACCTTCTTTGGCTGGCAAGAAACGAATAACTGCATAACCATTACCTGCTTTATCGCGAGTAGGTTTCCAGAATCGTTCGTCACCATATGATTTGGTTTCTGATGGGTTTGCCTGTTCGGCAGCTTGTACTAGTTTACTAATGGCAGAGCCACGGTTTGTTTTTAGATTTGCAAAAGACATATTTTATTTCTCCGATTTATATGCAGTTTATTTAGCTGTATTATCCACGTTATTCATAATATAGAAGTAGTATTATAACATAGTTTTGTCAGTTTGTAAACACTTTTATTGTTATTTCTTTCATTTTTTCTGAATTCATAATAATAAAGTGATCGTACTTTTTAATCTTCCGACTCAACTCTGGCCAGACAATGGTTTCTGTTATTTGAGCATCTACCTTCTTCATAAACCCAACTAGTTTATTCAGAATGACCACTGTTTCTAAGCAGATCTCTCCCTCTAAGTAAAACGTAATGATCGGCGGATGCGTCTCGTTACCCTTTACAAATAGCTCATC